CCTGCCATCACTTCACCTTTGCCCAGTTGTGGGGGTCTGATGGGTTGCCGCCACGGAACACGTAGCCATCAACCACTGCGCCTTGTTGGGGGGTTTGCGATGCTTTTGGTTGGGCTGTACTTGCAGACGCTTGCCCACCAGGCACCTCAGCCATGATTCCCTGCACTGCCAACTGTCGGTTGCGAGCCTTTTGCTCCTTCACCGCCGCCGAGTCGAATGGCTGTGGGAAATACTGCTTGGCTGCACTATCAAATTCTGATGGTGCGATAGCCGCGCCAGATTCACGACGAAGCACTGCATTCAAGAAGTCACGTTGCGCTTGCTCGACCTTCTGCTGGCTATCGCTTTGAGTGCCGTTAGCCAAAGTCCCCAACCCATCGCCAATCAGAGGAACCGACTCAAGGGTGGCTTTGATATTGCCTCGGCGGTCAGTGCCGCCAGCGGCCAATTGTCCAAGCAACTTGTCGGACTCTTGCATGCGGGTTCCAAACAAATACGCCTTAGCCTGCGCATCGGTCAATGGCTTCGCTCCTGGGGCAACAGCTTGACGCGACTCGCCGGGCCTCATGTCGCGAGGCGCGACGACCCATTGCCCATCTTTAAACTCAGGCTTGTTTTGATCCAGCGCCAAACGCTGCTGAGACACCGCCAAATTGCCGCGAGCCACGGCGTTAGACGCAGACTCACCTGGCGTCATCGTCTTGCCCAGCAAAACACCAGCCTCAGGGCGCACAAACTGCACGCGCCCGCCAAGGTCAACTTGAACCGGGGCGACATAGGCTTGAGTGGCATCACCAACAGGGCGACCGAACTCGTCCATCTGATACGTCACCTTGTTGCCTTGGGCGTCTACGCCCTCGACCGTGCGCGCCACCTTGGACTTACCCCAATCCTTCATCCCGGACAGCCGCTGCGCATCCTCTGCGGTGCCGCCCAGGGCCATCCATTGAGTCGGGCTGAACTGGTTCGGCTGCGCGTCAAGGCGTGGGCTCGTGACGTTGCCAATCGCGCCCAAGTAGTTGCGCTGCCCCTGTTGCGTCTCTTGCGCCTTCTTGGCTTGGTCAAGTGAGGCTTGGTGCTGTTGCAATTGAAGGTTGAACATTTGGCCAGATCGGTCGTCCATGGTCTTTAGCCGCGCGTTCGTTTGCTGCGCGTCCTGCGCCTGCCCATAAGCCCCAAGCCCAGCCAGCCCACCGCGCGAAATCCCACCCAGCACAGAGCGGCCACCCAGCGCAGCAAAGCCGCCAGCGAGCAAGCCCTGGCCTTCGGGGGACTTCAGGAACGACAGCAAGCCGCCCTGCCCTTGTTCGTCAAGCACGCCCATAACCACCCCCCAAAAGGCCCTGAAGCCATTGCTGCTGCTGCTGGCGCTTCGCCTCTTGTTGCGCCGCGATAGACTGATCTTCTTGCGACTGAGCTGCAAGCAAGCCAGTAGCATCAGGGCCAGGACGTTGCTGCACTTGGGCAACTGGCGCGGCCTGCGGGTCGCTTTGACTGTCCTGCATACCCGCTTGAGCCCCGCTGCTTGCTGCGCTTCCATACTTGCCATAAGTAGCGAGTAACCCGCCCTGGCCCGACGCTGTGGAGGTGCTGCCAGTGGTAGCGCCAGCGCCAGCCGTCATGCCAGACCCCGTGGCTGATCCAGCGCCAGTGCTACCCAGCGTGTAGCCTGCGCCCTCACCAGTGGCCACCATGCCCGATCCTGTAGCGCCAGCGCCCGCAGTGGTCATGCCTGCGCCTGTAGCGCCTGCTGTAGTTCCCGCAGCAGCGCCAGATCCAGCGGCTGCGCCTGTGCTTGCTGCGGTTCCCGCTGCTGCACCTTCACCAGCCGCAGCAGCGCCGCCAGCAGCCGCGCCACCACCCAAAGCCGCGCCGCCTGTAGCGCCAGCAGCCGCACCCATCAGAGCGCCGCGCCAGGGGTGTTTTCGGTCCATCGCAGCGCCTGCAACGGTTCCAATACCGATCATCCAATAGGTCATGTCAACAACTCCAAATCAGCAACCGTCATGCCCAGTTCTGAATATTCCGCAGCCGTGTAGCGCTCTTCCAATTGATGCACATCTGTGCAGTTATCGGGATTGGGGTGGATCGTGGTCCAGATCGTGTCTTGATGGACAGCAACAACGCGCTTCGTACCTGGCTTCGATGTGAACGAGTCACCGGCCTTCAATTCCTGAATGCCGAACTCGGTGAACACCGTCACATCACCCGCGCTGATGATGTTCATATGCTCATGTCGATGAATACGGCCAATGACCGTAGACCCGGCTTGTAAGTTGATCTGGCGGCAATAGATGCCAGGCGCAAACCAGTGCTTTACAGGTGGCGACTCTTTCATTCTGATCTCATCAGGGGCGGCAAAGCACTTGGCTTGAGCGCGCATGATCAAGGCGCGAGCCACCTCTACAGTGACCAACTCGCCAGAGATTTCGACCAGACTCATTTGCCCGAACTCTGTGAAGTGTTCGCACCCGTAGACTGCCCCACAACCCCGCCGATGGTTTGCAGCTTCTTGTACGGGTTGTTTTGCTGGTCCTGGAACTGCTGATAGGCGAAGTCGTTGTTCTGCTGATCGGCGTTTTGCTGGGTTGTGCCTGCTTGCAACTTTTGGGCGGCATCTGTGTAGGCTTGATTGCCATAGCTTTGCGCCATACCAAGCGCAGAAACCTTGTTAGCTTGATCGGTGTTGTAGGCGTTGCCGTACATCTGCGTAGCAATGTCACTCATCTGCTGAGTCGCGGCCTTTTGCTGCACGCCTTCCATTTGCTGCTGGCCAGAGTTGCCGAAAGACCCGCTATTGACCATGCTTGACTCAAGCTGAGGCTTGGTCATCGTGTTCCATTGGCTTGATACAGAGTCCTGCGCCTTCTTGACCATTGAGTCAAGGTAAGGATTCGTCTGCCCGCCTTGCAGCATGCTTGTTAGCGTGCTATTGGCCTGGTCCATCACTGGGCTACCGTTATTTGCTCGGTTTGTGATGTCCTGCAATGCGCCTTGCTGAGTATCGTTCAAGCCCGTATAGCGCTGACCTGTGTAGGACTGCCAAGGCGTATTGGCGAGGTCCGTTGATTGCTGCGTGTAGAGCGCAGCCAATGGCTTGAGGTCTTCTGCAACTTGAGGTGTTGACGATGAATATGAATCGCCGCCGCCACCGTAGATGATGCGGCCACCCTCTTTGCGCGTGACACATGAGCCGAGTGGCTCGCCAAAGGCATACAACTGGCGTTTGTTCATACTTCCACCTCCAAAATTTGGCGAACTGGCCTGAAGCCAACTTTGATCTGGTAAAGCCGCGCTTGAACAGGCTGGGCGGCACATCTGATAACGCTGCAACCATTGGCCTCTGCGAACTTCTTTAGCTCGGCAAAGAACTCTTCAAACACCGCGCCTGGGGCGTACATATCGGTGACGAACAAGACCCTCTTGTTAGGTAGTTGATCCACTTGGACAACACCCCAGCCATCGACCGAATCACCGCGCGTCATGGCAAGCAAAGTGCGCTCACCTCGGGCCAAAATCATGCGCAGTTGATCGACTGTGATATCGCCGCCGCTTGTGTCGCACGCCTCACCCAGCTTGTGCGCGCCATCGCGCCAGGCGCGGTCTATGTGCGTGTGCGGGACCGTCTTGAGCAACATCAGTTTCCCGTCAGGTAGCGGCATTGAACCCAACCCGATCCGATATAGCGCCAGCCGTGAACGATGTACTTTGATCCAGCGGCCCCAAGCTCAGAAGGTGAGCTGTTGAGCACAAAATCCCCAACAGCCCACGCGCCCGTGGTTGGAACAGTTGCCTGCGCTGAATGGACTGCATATTGCCTACCCTCTGTCAGCGCGTTGAGTTGGCGCACGATGTCACGCATGCGGTCTGTCAACTGCAGCAACAACCTGGCGGGCTCAGTAGGCAGGCGCGGCTCTTCAATCAGTCTCATCGTGACCCTGCATCAATCATGTTGGGTTGGATGCCAGAGAACTTCGACGCCCCCGATCCGTCAACACGGAAGCGATGAAAGCGCGAGGTTTGGCGCAACGGGAACTTAGAGCCGTCATGGCTTACGGTCGCAACCGTGGCCAACATATCGCCGCTGGTCGCCTTGGTCTTTGACGTGCATGTGATCGCTGCGGGCTTTTGAGCAAAGCGCATACGCAAATCAGCGCAGTACGTCCACTGTGTTTCATCGCCATAGTCGCCCGTCTCAAACCACCAAGCACCAGGGATGCCAGTTAGCGTCTTGATCGCGTGCGTCGTGCTGAAAATTGCTGGGTTACTCTTTTGAGCCAGCCAAAAAGGCGAATCAAACGCTATAGCTGGGTTAGAGTCATAGGTCGTGATCAGGCTTGATCCGCCGTCATACGTGATCGAGGGGCTGACATAGTTAACCACAGCTTCAACAGCCAGACCCACGCGGCCCCATTGTTGGGTGGAGACATGGAACACTAAACAATCATCGCAAGCGCCAGACGATCCGGAAGACGGGAAAAACATCCACACCAGAGAGTTGTCCCGGTCCCATAGCAGCTTAGTCCGGTAGCGAAACTCAGCCGATGAGTTGTCAATCCACCATTGACGAACGACCCCAGTAGCAATGCTCACGGGGCGCATGCCATCGAAGTGATAGATATTGTCGGAGCCTACAAAGATGTGCCCGATAGATGTGTCCGCCGCAGCATCAGGCCCGACACATCCGACATCAAACGATACAACGGCCCAATCCCATACGGATGGCGTTCCCGCATAGTGGCCGAGGTGCATGGACCTGTTTTTATAGGCCACCACCTGATCACCAAAGCGCACGGCAGCAGTGAAACCGCCAGAACCATCAGTCAACCGAGCAGTGGTGCATTGGGTTGCCACATCCGGGACCCAATCTGTCTCGTTGTACAAAGCCGAACACCACCACCGATCAGGGCTGTCGCCATAGGTCGCCTCATTGGTCGCAAAGGCAAGCACGAAGCCCTTCACCGACACCAAAATCTTTGCCTTGGGCGCTGATGCGATGACAGAAAATGCACCGCCAACTGATCGCTGAATTTTGGTCGAGGTATTAGAGGCTAGAACCGCGTCACCGTAGCCTGCGAATGACCAGCGGTCATCAGTACCAAGCGCGTAAGCAGATCCAACCGACGACCATGAAGCGCCAGACGCTTCATAGAGGTTTGAGTCAGTCGCAGCGAAGAATCGAGAGCCCCCCGATAACTGGCGAACGACAGCCGAACCCTTGCACTCGGTAGCCAACGCACCCAGCGCCACAGCCGCAGCACTTGGCGCGGCCTTCATTCCAGCTTCATAGGGAATGATGTTCGACGCATCAAGGATGCAACCCGGCGTAGTTGGTTCAGCATCAGGGGAAAAGCCAATCAGTGGGATCATGCGGGAGAACCTACATTCATGCTCAATGGTGATCCGCTATATCGGTCAAGTCCAGCCTTGAGGTTCACCGCATCTTTCGCTGCTTGGTAAAGCGCCTCGTACCCCTGCGCCGCCACTGCATCCTTGACGAATGCTGCCGCGTAGGTCAGCGCTTTGAACAGGTACACATCCGCCGCATTTGTCAGCAGCCAATTCGTATCAGTATCGCTGGACAGCGCATCAAATGCACCTGAGTACAGCAGCGAGTAAGCGCCAGATCCACCTCCCAGCACTTGCATCGTGTTGCCTATGCGCGTGAACTTGCGATAGGTGGCGCCGTCTGTCTCGAACACTTGGTAGGCGTCGGCTGAAACGTAGTCGCACGGGTAGCCCGAAACCACTAACCGGCGAGCCTCTAGGAAGTCGTCAGGCAGCGTCAAAACACCACCAGAAAGCGTGCCCGTTACCTTGGATTCAAGCGCTGGCACGCGCACATCACGGCGGATCACAGCCTCTGCTAGTTGCACGAATGTGGCAACGCTGGATGTAGCCGCGCCATGGTTCAAAAAGCTGTTAACGGCGGTCTTGAGTTGGCCGTAGTTCATTGCCAGCCTCCATGAACCTTGTAGCAGCCGTGTTCAGCCATAAAACGATTCAATAGGGCATCGTCATCAGCCACATCAAACGCATTCAATGCGCCGTTGCTGATCTTCTTAGCCCATGCGTCAAGCGTCTCCAAAGGAATGGACGCTTCATGGCGACCAAAGACCTGCTCTGTCATGCCCATAGCGCGGCGTTCTTTCACCGCATCGGCCACATCAGACACATCAACGACAGTGCCCACGCGGGTAACACCATCCTCTGACGCCATGTAGCTATAGCCACGGTCAAGACGTTGCAGAATCTTTGTATCGGCCATGAAAAAACCCGCCGAAGCGGGTATGTAGTTGGGGCGAATGAAAGGGGCCTAAGCCCCGCCAATCAGGTCAAGTCAGCCACGATGCCGTGTGCCTTCTCGTTCTTCATCAGCAGCGTCCATTCAGTGTTCACCATGAACTCGCGGGCGTCACCACGCTTTGCCAACTCGGTGTCACGCATCGGGCTGTAGACACCCAGGGCTGCATATTCCTTGTTGAGCAGGATCACTTCACGCGATCGCATGTGACGGGCGTTAACAGCCTTGACGCGACCGAATGGGCCGATGTAGACCTCAAGCGTCGCCGTCAGGGTCTTGTCTTCGGCCTTGTCAAAGCGGGTCTGACCAGCCAGGAAGGTGTCGAACGTGGCGCGCTGGGCAGATGGGATCAGCGCATACAGGCTGTCCATTTCCGGCGAGCCATTGTCGAACATCAGCTTCATGGTGTCCTTCAACAGCGTTTCAGTGAACGCGCGCTGAGTGCCATCGGTCGGGGCTGTGTTGGTCACGCCGGATGGGGCAACGCCACCGACACCGCGCGAGGCGTTCGTGGCCAAGAAGCCAATGAACCCCCGGGCTTGAGGCGCCACGCCAGCAGCGGCAGCGATGGCCGTGGTGTTTTGAAGCACGCCAAATTCAACGTCCTTCTTGCACTCGACCATCTTCTTGGCGACCTGCTTGTCGTACTCGCTGGAGTCGCCAGCCTTGAGGGCTTGCTCGTGGGTGCGAGTGACGGAACCAGACTTCTCGCTGATCTGCGTGCGGTTGCCGTAGCGGACCACATCGGCGGTTGCCTGGATGGTGGGGATATTGCCTTGCTCGACCTTGTTGGACGCGCCAGCGGCGAACGAATCGTTCAGCGTTTCAACAAACACGCCGTCGATCTTTTCCTTGCCGATCAGGGCAAGGGTGGGGGTTTCCGAAACGGAGACGTTCCAGATTTTGTCCTGCAACTGCTCACGCACGCGCGAGCTAGAGAAGGTAGCGAAGGAGTTGGATGCTTGAGCCATGATTTACCTTTTTCGGGAAGCGGCCAGGGCTGCGGCAAAGTCGTTTGTCTTCACGTTTGACTTTGCCAAGACGCCCTTGACCAGTTGTTCGGTTCGTGTTGGCGCCGTCCGGTTGACCGCAGGGGCCTTGCTCGGGACAGTCGCCACCTTCTTGACGGCCTTGGGCTTTTGCGCTTGGAGCGCCTGCCACTGGGCCGCGTCGTTCAGGACTCGCAACATGCGGCCATCAACAACCGCGCTGAGTTCATCCGCCGAGAAGCCGTATTCACGGCCAGCGGTTGACATGCGGGTGATGGCCTTCTGACGGACTCCAGCATCAGAGTCGAAGCCCTTGATGTGTTGTGAGAGCAATTGCATCGCTTTGGCGTTAGCCTCTGCCATGTTTGAGCGCTGCTGCTCTTGCGCTTGTGTGGCGAACTTCTGCCGCTTGACCGTGATATCACTGATCAAAGATTGCTCTTTGCCTTGCAGCTCAAGCAGTCGCAATCGGTGATGCTGGTATGAGGCTGGATCTTCTTGAGCCAGCGCCTGCCAGTTGACGTTCTGGTATTGCTGCAACTCGTGCCGCACCAATCCCAAATGCCCACGCTCTTCAGCGAGTTGTTCAACTTCTTGGAGTTGCGATTGCACCACCTGCTGGATTTGGCGGCGTTCTTCCGCGGCTGCCTGCGCCTTCTGCGTGTAGTCAGAAGTTCGCATGTAGCCCGCTCGAAGCTCCTTTTCAGTGACTTCAAACGCCTCACCGCTTGCGGTCGTCCACTTGACCACCCGGTCATCAAACGATTCCGGTTCTTCCGGTTGTTCGTCCTGCTCATCGCCTTCGTCTTCGGCTTGCGCTTCAACTTCGGGCTCTTCGCCTTCGGGTGTTTGACCTTCCGACTCGCTCACATCCTGATCTTCCGGGCCGGAGTCCCCTTCGGGTTGTTCCGGCTGATCGGCCTGGCTCAGTTGCGCCGCGAAATCGTCAATAGAGAGTGCTTCAGACATTGCTAGTCCAAGTCAAATCACCAAGGTGTGACGCCCAAAGAAAAAGGGCCGCACATTGCTGTGAAGCCCTTGGGATAGTCCTAACTTGATGCCCCGGGGAATCCGCCCCGGTCCGGGTTTAGAAGTCTGTTTTGCTTCCGTCGCTGTACTGCGCAGCCAATGGGCCACGGTTCAGCCGGATGCCTGAGAAAATGCCTTGATGAATGCCGCCATCGGCGTCTGGGTGCCACACGGCCACAAGCACGTTGTCATCACGCTCATGTGCCTTGATGAACTCAGCAACCGTCAAACCAACAGGCGCGACGGGAGGGGCCACGAACGCCACGGAAACGGGCTCAGACGCGACGCCCATGCCTTCCTGTGCGCTGCCCTGCCCGATGGCGGCAAACGCCACCGTGAGCGCTTCTGCGACCTTCTCGGCCTTGCTCTTAGGGCCGCGCTTTTTTGGTTCAGCCTGCATAGTTGCGCGCCTGCTCTCGGATTGCGTCAAGTCGGGCGACTGCTTCGCGCTCTGCGGTCAATTCGTACTCTGTGACCTCCGCGCCAAACACAGCCATCGTGAAGATGGTCTCAAACTGTGCGCGGGCTTTGTCCATCATGATCAGCTTTTCCCGCTGTTCGTGGGCTTCAACCGGCAGATCAAACACTTGATCACGGATCGCGTTTTTGATCATCGCCAGGGCATCGACCACAAGCGGGTCTTCCATGATCCGCTTGGCCTGCTCAGCCCTGGCCAGTTGCGCGCGTTGCTGGTAGTTCATCAATAGCCTTGAGGTGTTTGCAACTGGCTTGCAAGTTGATTGATAGCGTCAGCCGTCATCCCAATATCTTGAGGATTGATCACCTGTCCTGCTGTATCCAGTTGCGTGCCGTTGATGATGTTGCCTTGAGGCGCCCCAGCCCTGGCCAGCAGGCCCGACGCAAGCTCAAACAACTTCAACCGCTCAGCGTGCGCGCCCTTCATTTCCTCAAGCTGCAATTCATGTGCGCGCTGCTTCTCTGCCTCGCTGGCATCAATCTGTGCTTGAGCCTGGAACTTCTGCTGATCCGCCTGCATTTCAGCCTGCGTCTTTTGCATATCGGCCTGCGCCTTGATCTGCTCGGGGCTCGGTGTAGGAGGCTTCTGCGGGCCTGCGCTTGGATCGGTCAGATACTTCTCTTCAGCGCCCATCAATCGGGAAGCACGCGCCAATGTCTTGCCGAACTCATAGACGTTCTTCGGTGTAGTTACACCAACCGGGGCGCCTTGCTGCATGAACTGGCCGAACAACTGCAAGTGTTGAACCTCTTCCATGCGCTCAGCATTCGTGCTGCCTAGTTGGATCTTGCAATCCATCGAATCATCCCAGTCACCCGGATTGAACGTCACCCACTCATTGCGTAACTTGATCACATCGGCTACGTCTTGCTTCTGGCTGGTCAGGCGGAGAATCGTTTTGTAGAGGCGCTTGAACCCCGTATAGGCCATGATCCGTAGCGTCGTCTTGAGTCGCATCTCTGACGCCTGCATGATCTTGCCAATGCCGGTCGCAGTCTTGTTCAGGCTATTCGCATCCAAACCCTGGTTGTACTTCGTAATGCCAAGGCGGGTTTCGCGCATCGTGTCGGCAAACTGCAAGCCCTGCAACGACTCGTTAGCCACCAGGCTCGTTTGGATTGGCTGCAATGCGTTCTGCGCTGGCCCATTGCCGCGAATCAATCCGCCGATTCGGTCGCTCAGCATGTCCTCAATCATCGGCGTGCCTGTTGCCGCCTGCATGTTGACGTAAGTGCGGGGGCGGTTCGCCAGATAGAGCGAGTCAAGATACTGGCGGGTTAGGCCGGTCTTGAGTCGCTGAATCTCTGAAGCTGGGTCAGCGTAGGCCATGCCGATGACGCGATGCGGGATAGGGATTGGCGTGATCACTGCGTAATCCTGGCCGGTCGCCTCCTCGTCGATCAGGATATCGTCAGGTCCACCGCCCACCAGCACGTCGCGCCATTCCGCGATTCCGTCGCCGTTGCAGTCGCAGCGCACAAAGCCTTTGAACAAACGCACTTGCTCAAGCTCAAAAGCCGCCGCGTCATCTGACAGCAAAAACGCCTGATGGCCGTCTGGCTCGGTGAATTGAAGGGATGCCATGGGTGCGTCATAGTCGCAGACGCTATCCCACCGATTGACCTTCATTTCCTTCAGCTCGGATCGAGTGTAGATCACGATTTCGCCAATGACCTTAGCGTCGTCGGGCGTACGCGCGTCTTGCGAAATGATGAACTCTGACGGCTTGATGTTGCGCAGGTTGACCTTGCCAGGTCGATGCTTCAACACCGTCACGTCATAGACCGGAACCGGCTGCTGAATCAGGTCCATCGCCTCCATCTGGTCGGCTGGCTCACCAGGCTCTGCGCCTTCGCTCTCAGTCTTGCCGCCAATCTCAGCTTCAATGATTTCGTTTCGGCTGTCCTGCATCAAGAGCGTGACTTGCTCTTGTGTCAAGCCTTCGTACTCACACCGCTGAGGCTCTTGGTCTTGCCACTCAGGGCGGACAACGCCGACCTTCGACAAGAGCGCGTCTTTGATCCATGTGTAGAACACCATGAATCCCTCATTGCGCTCTGTCACGAGGTAATTGATATAGTCCGTAGCCTGCCTGGCCTTCTCTTCATCCTCGGGGCCTTGAGGCTGGAACTCAGCAATGTTGTCGCCACCGAAAAGCGGCTCAAGGAATGACGGCAAAGCGCTTTCGACAATCTCGAAAACGTCCCACGATACGACTTGCGAGCGGCCTTCAACCTCGTTACCCATAGGCAAGCCCAGGTAGTACGCAAGGTTGCGCTCCTGCTCTTCGCGGATCGTGGACGCAGCCCAGGACACGGATCGTTCAATCTCGTGATCTAGGACGGTGCGTAGTTTGTCGTTCATACGATCCCAAGGGTTCCGTAATTCAGGGGTGCCATAGATTGAGGCGGCTTGTGGACAATGCACATCAAGCCGAAAGAGTCAGCCCCGTGGCTTGACCAGTCGTGTTCAGGGCCAAGCCCAATGCCGCGCACTTCGTCGCGCTTCTCGTGATACCAGCCCAGCGCATCAATCCCGCCCTGGCACGTCTCAGCGTTAAACCAGATGGACGGGAACAGGCGCCGCGCCGCTTCAATGCGCGCCTTCGCAGCGCCCGTGCCTTGGTTCGGGATCGTCTCGACTGCGTAGCCAATGCTGCGGAATGCGGACTCATACGTCACCGCGTGGATTCGTTCATGCTGCTGCCCGTCATGCGGCAACCAGATTTGCGCGCGCTCTGGCGTGTAGCCTCGGCTTCGGAGCCAATCAACGTGGGCGCCAATCGGTTGCCCGACAGATTCGTAATAGTCCAGCACGCGGACTTCAAGCCCAATGAACTGAGCCACCCACATCGTGAAGGCGTCAGCCTTTGCGCCAGTCCCGCCAATGTCCACAAACACGCGGAGCGTCATCAGCGGGTCAGCCGACACGCGCCCGATGCGGCCTTGTGCTTTTGCTAGGGTCAAATCTTTGGCGAAGTAGGCCCCTTCCACAACGGAGGCAAATCCGCCTTCCCATATGTGGTCATACTGGTCGGGGCGCTTGGCTAAATCATCCTGCCTATCGCGCTCCAACTTGGCAGGAAAGCGCGGGTTGTCTCGCCAGTTGCATGACGCTATTTTGTGGCGCGGATTTGTGGAGTTCCTAAACCTCTTCTCTACTGCGGCGCTCTTGCGCTTTGGGTTCCAAGTAACCCACAACTCAGCGTTCCAGCCCTCGCCCTCTTCGCGCAAAGTGGGGATGACAACCGTGAACGCCTCATCAGTGACGGGCTCAGCCTCATCAATCCAAAAAACCAGAATGCGGCCCTTTGACTTGATGGACGCCACATTGCGATCAAGCCCAACGAACGTGAACCAAATCCGCCCATCTCGGCTCTTGATGTACTTGTCGCCTATCTCATAGTAAGCGGCTAAAAATGGCTCATCCTCAATCGCCCGCTTGCACTCCTCAAGGGAAGAGTCATCCAGCGAGTTCATGAACTGCCGACCGCACACGAGCTGGCCAGTAATGCCAGCCATCCCGTAGATATAGCCTTTCACGGCGACCATCTTTGCGAAGCTGCGGGTCTTACCCGATCCTCGCCCGCCTTCCGCCCCTCTCACGTCTGCTTCGCCCTGGAAAACAGGGATCAGCTTAGGGACAATCTCAACTTGAACTGTTGCCATTGCTTGCGAGCGGCACAAGCTCAATGCGCGTGATGGTCTCAACCGCCCCGCCGTCCTTGCCCGTGACCTCTACGGCCGACAGCTTCGGATGAATGTAGGGAGCGGCATCCTTGGCGCACTCTTGGGCCATGCCACGAAAGCGCAGCAGCTCCTTGTACTGGTCGAAGGCGTCCGGTATCTCGGCGCCTACTTGCAGCAAGTTGCTGAGCATGCGGTGCGCCTCCGAGTGCGCAAACGTCATGTTGTCAAGCATGACTTCAAGCGGGGTAAGCCCAGTCTCTGCGGCCTTGTTGGCGACCTCTCGCGTCTTCTTTGTCGCGCCGCCTGGCTTACGTCCGGCGCCCTTGCGCGCGCCGCCGCGCCCGTTTGAATTTGTTTGATTGTTTTCAAGCATTGCGAATCCCTTAGGGTTGCTCGCTGAAGATCCCCACACGCCGCATAGCCCGCAAGGAGTTCGCGGGTTGCTTCCCTAAGCGTCGGGGCGTTGTGGCATGTCAAGTGCTGCCTGCACTGCGCCTGGGCTGCGGCAATGGGCATTACGCCCTGGTGCAGCCGAAACGGCGGCTAATGGCGGCCCGGCAGTGCTATCGCGTCGGTACAGCTAGCTGCGATGGGGTGAGGCGATGACGCCGGGCCATAAACGACAAAACCCGCCAGATTGCTCTAAGCGGGTTTCGGGGGCAATTGCCCGCACCAATTAACGCACAGTTTTAGCGCGGTGTCAACGCCCTCACATCAACCCCGCTGCCTGCATTTTGCGCATCAACTGGTTTCGAGCCTCAAGCACGATCACGGCCCGCTCTACTGGGTCGCAAGTGATGCGGGCTGATCCCCAAGCATGCGCGCCCGTTTTGAGGTTGCGCGCATTGATGTGGATGGCTGTTCGGTGCGGGTCTTGCATTTGGCTGACCAGTGCGTCAACTGCCGCGCCCACAGTTGCATCAACCTCACCATCAATGGCCCCATTGTCGTAATCGTATTGGCGGCTGACCCGGTACATCTTCATGCCTGCGGCCTCTGATGGGTAGCCCTGGCCAACCTGCTCACCGCTGGCCCACTGGTGCCAGATGATCAGTAGAGCGTCTAGGCTGGCATCAATTGCGGTTGCTTCGTGCTCCATGTGTCTCCTTCACTCGTTGTTGACGCCAACCTGCAAAACAACCTCGCCATCACCGAACGCCTTTTTGTACTCAGCCAAGACGTATTCGAGTGCCTCGGGGGTGATGTCTGAGCACCCAACACTGATCTTTGTCTTGCGCAGGACAACGCGGGTTTGTGTGCCGTTGTGGGTGACTGTCTTGCCGCTCATTGCGATCAGCGGGCGCTGATGTGGGGTGATAGATGGAGGACCAAAATTTGCCATTGCTCTCTCCTTCAAATAGCCAACAACTCAACGCGCGCGCCTACCTCTTTGGCCTTGGCGCGGTAGGTTTGGGTGATGTGCTTCAGGTCTTCGATGGTGTAGCGTCGTGGGGCTTGGTCAGACTCAAGCGCTTGCACAGCGTCGATGCCAATTCGCTTGATGAGCCCCAATCGATAATCAACGGCTCGCCCAGCTCCCCACAAATTGCACTGCTTTCGCTGGGCGTGTACGTTCCGTTCATCAAAGCGTAAATGGGGGGCGCTCCCGACACTGCGATAGTGGCCAGCGTCATAGGCCCCGCCTGGCTGATCTTCTCCAAGAGGTCGATCACAGCAGATGCAGGGCCCGCCAGCATCTCGCAAGCGGATGTATTTATTGAACTCTCGTTGTGCATCCTTTATCCAATCTGATCTGGTCTTGAGGGCTTCGCGCTTTGCTCTGTCGGCGATGCGCCCAGCTTTGGCTAGCACCTCTTGTGCTTTGGCGCTTTGGTTGCGAGCGAATGGGATAGCGCAAGCGGGGCCGCAAACCTTCTGCCCCATGCGTTGAGGGGTGAATGGTTCGTTGCATTGCTTGCAGCGCTTGGGCTTCACGCTG